CAAGGACGCTACGCCTTGGCCCGTTCTCTTATGAACTGCTCATGATTTCCCATGAGAAGAGACTATATCTTCACCTACAACATTACTTGTTTAGGTGCCAACCGCTTCGACCTCCAATAGCTTGAGGCCTACTCCCCCTGTGGGGATAGTCGTTGCACGTTACTGAAATTACTGTATGGGGTGGGGTAAATTGTTTTGAGAGATGAATGCGTTACGCGCATTCAGGGCCTCTTCCTCAGTCAAACAGACTTTTGAAAAAAGAGTTTTGCTCTCAAATGTTACGCGAGCAACCCATCGTTTATGGGTGACGCTCCAATTTACTCCGGTAAACCTATTGCAGCCTTTTCCACTTGATCGCTGATTGGCGGTTTGTGTGCTGCGAGAAGCCCATCTCAAATTTGATTTTGTATATCCTTCGTTGTTGTCCAGCCTGTCAACAGTCCCTTCTGTAGGACTGTAATTGGGTAGGCTTTCAACAAAGGCTTTGAAATCTTCAAATGATCTGAGGTCTTCTGATAGGGAAATTCCCCTTGCACCATAGTTTATATAGCTAGTGTGGTTGGGGTTTGTGCACCTTTGCGTGATGGATAGCCATCGTGTGTACAAGGGATGCAATTCATTTCCGTAGCGCTTTTTTCCCATACATACCCTTTCAAATAAACACAGTGTACTTGTTTGCTAGGGTACTTTCAGTCTTCGCTCAGGATTGCCATATCTTTTCAGACTTAGGTTTTCCCTGAATTCAATCGGTATTGCCCTGGCTATTTCTAGCCAGGCGGCCTAGTAGTTAAGCCTGCATGGTGTTAGATGAGGGCAAAACGTGAATCGACTCGTACATGTCAAGCAGGTACGTGAGGGTGTCAATCACAATAGTGTGGATGTGCGCTTGCTGCTCTGCCCATTCAAATGCCTCGTAGATTTGCAGAGGATCGGTGACCGTCTTCTGAATAAACTTGGCAGGGAATGGCAGTCGTTTGCCAGCTTCACAGTTCAGGTAGAGAACCCCTTCAGGATTCTTCAAACCCATCAGGGAAGCTGATTTGCCAGTAGCAGATTTGCCAACCAACAAAATAAGGTGATCGTTGACTTGCTGAGTCATATGTGTCCTTGAATGAAAAAGAGGGTGCCTCTTTCGAGACACCCTCTTGGATTTTTCGCAGAAGGAGACGGAGGCTCCCTCAACGTTTAACTATCGAACCAGAACACAACACGAACGTCGTGGTGGTTCTCTACCGCACGAGGAACTGACTCGATCAGTTCACGCAGGTAGGGGAGTAGTATCTTGGCATCAGGCCCTGCAACCAGAAGTTCCAGGTACTTTTCAACCAAGTGTTTGAGTGTGATGTGGCTGTGGCCATAACCCTCAAATCCAAAAGAATCACAGACAGAGCGAACTTCTTCACTCACGTCCATGGGCACTCCTCTTGGTTTGAATGCCCAGGGCCAGGATGTTCTGACCCCATCATGTAACAGGCCATATATCTGGTAGTTCTCTGGACAATCCACCTTGCGCATGGTTGCGTTGACCCAGCCGAAACGGTTGGGCTTTTCTTCATTGAAGGTGTCTTTAGAGGTTGCCACCCACTCACCGTTCACACGGTGTTCGGTGTACATGTGCACACACGTCGTCACTTTGATACTCCCGGTCGATGCGGGCTGGTCAGGCCCGGCTTTGCTTACCTTGTCGCCAGGGCTTTTCCGACAGTGACCATGACGGTTCCCATGATCTCTGCTTCATCCAACTTGTCGGCGATCTTGTTGTTGAGTTGTACCACTCGGGATCGAATATCCTCGAAACCAAAGTTTGCGTCAAGCAAGATCATGGCGTAACGCAGCAGCATGTTGTTGCGATTGCCGTCTCCGATGTTGTTGATCACCCAGCGTTCCAGGTTGTCCATTGCCTGCTGGGTTTGCAGGCGTTCCTTTCGCTCTTCGTTCTTACTGGTTTTGGGAATGAAGGGTAGGGCATCGAGCAACTCGCCATCGTTGTACTCAAAGTGACCATCGTGAGACAGCCACTTGCGTGCACGTTGATTGGTTTGATCGTCGAGCTTGAAAGGCAACCACTCATAAAGGTTCGACATGAACTCTTTATAGTCACGGGCATCGAGTGCCAGTGTGTAGTTGATGGGCAAGATGACCCGGAAACGGTGTTCTTCTTCTGTGTGTCTCTTGGTGGTGTAAATCAGGTACTTGTAATTGCTCAGAAGAGTTCTCACAGTATTGAGTTTGGTTCCACCATCAATGTCCAACACCACAAGGTTGAAGCCAGCTTTGCAGCTTTCTTCTTGTCGATGACCGTCGACAGTGTGGTGGTTGATCCAGTGCAGTCCGGGGGCTTGAGTCAGCTTGTGAAGCTTGTCAAAGGGGGCGACTTCGTTGTGGTACCCATAAGCCAGATCGGTGCTGTGGGCTACCACCATCTTGCTCAAGTCGGTTTCTTGGAGGGTTTCACCTCGCAGGAACTCGATACCGTCGCTGAACGACTTCTTGATGATGATGTTGTTCTTGTAGCCGTAGGCAATGGCAAGAGAGAGCATCTCTTGCTTTTGGCCTGATGCACCACGGTAGAAGGGGAGGTCTTCCACCATGTCGGCTTGGGTCACGTCTTGCTTGCAATTGGCAATGTACTTGGCCAGCTTGACGTAGTTGCGATCACGGGTCAGCAGTTGATGGAAGGCTTCACCCGATTCCTCGGCCAGTTTGATGGCCTGGTACAGATGGTCTTCCGTCAGCTCAGGTGACTTTTCAACAAAGGCATAGGCACCTGCCAGCTTCAAGGCTTTGAAGTAGCGGTGACTGAGTTCAGCCTTCTTGATTTCGTCGTGCTCACGCAGTTCGTCTGCAGCGTCTTCACACTTCAGGCGGTACTCGATCAGCAGCAGCGTGGTGCTCTTGCTGATGGAGATGCGTCGGTTGACATTGGCAATGTCAGCCAGCTCTTCCAGTTCTTCTGCAATCTGGTTCACGTAGGCCAAATCTTGCTGATTGACCATCATGTTGTACACGTCTTCAGGCGTGAGGTTTTTAGGACGGTTGGCTGCCTTGTTGTAGCCAAAGAAGCATCGACGTGCGTAGCCCGTCTCCAACATGGCGTACATCTCTTCCTCTGTCTTGCCACCGTTGAGCAGCTTGGAAGGTGCTCCGAAGAGCAGCATGTTGGTGGGAGTCTTGCCAATGATTTCTTCTGAACGGGTGTTCTCAGAAGTGTTCTTGGTGAGCTTCTGCTTGATCATGCCCTGGTCGTACAACTCAAGGAAGGTGCCAAGCACTTCCAGGTTGCCAACCAGGTTTGCACCGATTTCGTCGATCTGCAGGTTCACAGAGCCTGCTTCGGCCATGAGCAGCATGTGACGCATCTGCTTGACGGCAGCAGGTGTACCACTGTCAAAGCTGAATGCAAACTGCCCCAGGCTATCAAACTCCTTTTGCACACGCACCAGCTCATCATCCGGGTCAGTGCCTTTGCGGACAGCCCGTTTGTTGGCCAGCTTGGGCAAGTTCATCTCTGCCAGCTTGGGGAAGGTTTCGTTCACAAAGCGTTCACGAAACAGGTTCAGCACATGGTTTTCCATGAAACCTGTGGAGACACCTTTGCCTGTACCCGATGGGCTCAGGTTCAGGGCATACATGCTGATGGGGATGTCTCCCCGGTCATGGGTGTTGATGGTGGCGCGCATTTGCGAAGCCACCTGAGCAAAGTAGTAGCCCGTCAACACACGAAGGAAAAGTGGGTTCATCCTGGTTTTGTTTTGCAGGATGGATACCAGCTTTTCTGCTTTCGGGTTGTGGGCAATCTGATCAAGGGGTTTCATTCATGGCCTCAAGAAGTGGTGATGAGCAGATCGCCAGCAGCGATCAGTCGATCCTTTTGTGTGCACACCGAGAATGCAGAGCAGTATTTGCAGGCAGTGACTTCGCCTGGCTTCTCGATGACGACGCCTTTGCCTCCGTCTTCTGCAAGTCGGATGTAGGCGTCTTGTTTGTTGTCAAAGTTCTTGGTGCTGCGACTCAGCTTCTCAGGGTTCTTGTAGTATTTGAATACCGGCTCAGAACGCCAAAGGTCTTCGGAAGTGCACTCAGGGATTTGGTCTTCGGGTGCATCCCAATACTGGTCAAGCTGATTGAGTTTTCGACGCACAAAGGCATCGGTTTCAGGAATGCTCTTGAGGTCAAACAGTTGCTCCAAGGTACGAGTAGGTGGGTAGGCGGGGTCTTGTCGAGCCTTTGCACCGGACCAGTCTGTAAAGATGAACTGAATCGCCATGCGATCACGAGTCACCAAGTCAGGATTCAGCCAACGATAAATGCTCCCTTGCCAGGAATACTTTTCGTTGTTGGTTTGGTGGATGTAGGTGTAGACGGAAGTGCTTTTGAAGTCTTCCAGTCGACCATCACCAATGAAGTCGTACTTGCCACCGATGGTGTACTTGCCTACTTTTTTGAAGGCACGTTGTTCCATGTAGATGGGAATGATCCCATCGAACATTTCTTCTTTGGTGGGATTGATTCTCACCTTGTCAATGACGCCTTTGGGATAGCCCAGTAGACGCATTGCATTTTGGTAATTGGTCTTCCATGCACGCTCGATTCCATCGTGCAATGCTGTACCCATGCGGGATGCAGTCATGTCACGTAGATCAATCGCCTGTGTGGTGGGTGGAACACGGCTTGCCAAAACCAGTTGGCGAACAGGTTTGATCAGTGAAGTGGCCGAAATGTAGTTCGGTTCGTCGATGTGATCGTAATGGTCCGTGGCCAGGAACACTGCCATGGACAGAGGAACGGAAGATGTGTTGGTGTATTGAGGTTGATTCATGGCACTCGCCTGTTAAGTCCACCGAGCGCAGGAGGCGCATGAACCAAATCAAACTATAGCAAACCGAGCTTCTCGGTAAGCATTCCATCTGGCTCGGTGGCTTGCTGATCTATTTTGAACACGGGTGCCTTTGCATTTCTTAAATTGCAATACACCACATTGAGGGCAGGGCAGCCGTCTTACTTCATACCGAGTTGCAACGGCTTGGGTGTTGCTGCTGTATGCCATGACTATTGCCGCTTAATCCATTGGTTTGCTTTGAACATGGAACCAAAAAACTTTGCTTGCCATGGCACACCATCAATCCATCCACAGGTGCCAAGGCAACCTACTGGACGGACACAAACAGATTGCCTTAGTTGAATTGCCTCATATTTCATGATGGTGTTTTGTTAACCTCAATGAGTTTTTCTAAGTAGTGCTTGGCTTTTTCAAGGTCTTGTACTCCTCCTTTGTCTTTCCATCGACTCACATATTTGATTACGTTGCCTTCAAGAAAACCAATGTCGTTGGAACTGATAAAGTCCCAAGGCTGAATGGCTTTTTTCATGTAGTGGTCACCACCAGGCTGGCGGGAGTTTGCTGTAGACATACTTTCTTTCAGGAATCAAAAAGGCTCCCCGGAGGGAGCCTATGGAGTTGGTGGGGTTGCTTATGCCGAACAGGCAATGCACTCGTCCTTGACCACCACTCCGCTACGGGAGTAGATGTAATACTGGCTGAGGCAGTCAGGATGCGTGAACACCAGTGTCATGAGTTCGGCAATGAGGTCTTCACTGCCTTCTTCTGACACGTAAAAGTTCAGGCTTTGGCCTTGACAGGTGTGCCGTTGGCGTTGAACGTGATGACGAAGCAGGATTCGTTGATCCATTTCAAAGGCGTTGAGAAACACCAACTTCTCTTCATCAGTCAGCCAATCCACATGCTGAACAGAGCCCAGGTGGTTGATCAGATCGGTGATGGTGTCTTCGTTGTAAACACCTTTGGCTTTCATGGTTTCGTAGATCACCGGAGTGATCCGACGCAGTTCACCAACAGTAGAGCCAGCGTCATAGACCATGCCAGGATCGGGGAACCAAGACTCACTCACACCCCCCATAAGCAGGGATGTGGTTTTGGTTGGTGCGTAAGCAGTGCGGTGAGTGTTACGTACACCATAGCCTTTGCACCATTCTGGCTCACCATATTCCTGAGCCAGCCATTGAGAAGCACGCAGGCTTTCTTTGGCCAGGTGTTCGGCAATCTCCATGGACAGGAACTGAGCTTCTAGGCCCACGTAAGGAATGTCTTTGCCTTGCAAATAGGTGTGGAAACCCATGATGCCCAGGCCCACTGCACGACCCTTCTCAGTGAAGGTGCGGACCTTTTCCAAGCCAGTGACACCTTTGGAGGTTTCGATGAACTCGGAGCACAGACAATCCAGGAACACTGCAGCAATGAATGCCGAATCACTGTTCTTGATCTTGTCCCAGTGAACGAGGTTCAACGAAGACAGGATGCAGGAGTAGGTGTATTCCTCGCTGCTGTGCAGCATGATTTCGGTGCACAGGTTGCTGGCCTTGATGTCCAAGCCAAGGTCTTTGTACATCTGAGGACGGTGGCGGTTGGCCTTGTCCACAAAGAACCAGTAACCCTTGCCGGTCACCAGCTTGATGTACAGAGCTTTTTGGAACTTGCGTTCTGCTTCAGGCTCACCTTTGACCAGGGCTTCCACAAAGCTGTCTCGGACGATCCAGCCGTAGTTTTTGCCGTTTGACGAAGCCAGCAGACCATCTGCAGCCTCATCCCAATCAGGATGCTCAATGTCCAGATAGGCACCAATCGAGC